GAGGGCACTGAGTTCTCGGACATCTACACCAAGCTGGCTAACCACCAGCCGGTGCTAGACGACCCACAGGACGGCATCAAGCTCGCCCAAGAGATCGAAACGCTCGATCGTGCAGCTGGCCTTCGTCCCAAATACGGCCCGGAGATGCGCGACCCGTACCTTGCCTGCTTCGGTGGTATGGACCTGCGCAAGACAGCCAACGAGCTTCGGCGCATGGAGGCACAGCACAAGCTGGCTCCTGCGGAGGGTCTGACAACCAAGGATCAGTTCCTGGTTGATCTTGAGAACAGGTTCCCGCGATGGGATACTTCGTACGTCAAGACGGCCAGCGTTGCTCGAGATCTGAAGTCTGAGTTCGATGGGCCGTACCGCGAAGCCCTCGACGAGTACTTTGGCTGATGAAAGAGCTTGCGGGCGTATTTCGCGCCCACCACATACTTCCAGGCGTCTACCAAGAGCTGCTGAGTAAGCAGTTTGGTGGCGCCTGGTTGGAATGGGAGCCGGAGACGCTGTGGTCCGAGATTGAGCGCGAGTTCCACGCTCAGTGCTCGGACATTGTGAAGAGCAAGATCATGGCTCTTCGGGCATTCAAGCTCACAGATCGATTCTTCACGGATGCCCACGTGTTCGAGAACACGTGCCTGGCGATGAACGATCTGCCTTACGACATTGACTTGTTCGAGCCGGTCGCGGTCGAGGAGCTTGAGTATGCTCTTCGAGCTTTGCTGCCGCTCAAGAAGCGCACGTTCAGCCGTGAAGTGCAGGGGTACGTGCAGGCGTGCTGCCGACGCGACGGGCTGATCAAGTACCCAGCTATGCTTGCCTTTGCTCAGCCTGAACCAGACGCTGAGTACAAAGACCTTATTCGCGCGATTCAGCCCAAGCGGAATGACAACCCTGATCTAGAGGATGTCGTTCAGGTACAGTCGAATCGCCTCTACAACATCGATCTGTACGTAGCCAACAAGATTGGCCAAATGGCCGTGCCTAAGTGATCTATGAGCCTCGAATCCAGTAACTCACTTGGCAACCGGTCAGGCTCTGGCAGCAGAGGACGCGGGCTAGGCAACTACGCTCACCCGTTCTTCGACCCGAGCACCAGCTACATCCCGAACTCCGTCAAGGAGATGTTTCGGTGGTGCTTGTACCTCTACACGACGCACTCCGAGATCGCTCCGACGATCAACAAGAAGTGCTCGTATGTCATCACACCGCTGATCTACGAGTCTGAGAGCTCGTACTCAACTAGAGCGTGGCGTGAGCTGCTCGAGCGCAACATCAAGCTGCGCGAGGCGGAGTACAAGCTGCTGCTGGACAACGAGGTTTACGGCAACGCCTTTGCGTCCATCTACCGACCGTTCGACCGGCACCTGATTTGTAAGCACTGCGGGCACAAGTTCATGGCGCGGACGCACAAGGACTGGAAGTACCGCGACAACCGATTCGAGGGTCACTGCCCTGAGTGCAAGACGCAGAACAAAGACTTCGAGGTCTACGATCGGCCGGTCAAGAACCGGAAGCGAACCAAGATCATTCGCTGGAACCCGAAGTACATCGACGTCCGGTACAACCCGTTCAGCGACAGCTCGACGTACATCTACCGCATCCCTCAGTGGCTGCGTAAGCGTGTTCAGGACGCCAACTCCAACCGCGATCTAATCCTTGAAACTCCGATGTCGATCCTCAAGGCGACGAAGGAGAAGAAGAACGTCAAGCTAGATCCCGACAACATCTACCACTTCAAGAACCCGAGCGTCTCTATGGAGGACGACGCTTTCGGGCTCCCGCCGCTTCTCCCGGTCTTCAAAGACGCTTGGCTCTTCCAGACGTACCGCCGGGCACAAGAAGCGATTGCGCTTGATCACGTTTTGCCGCTGACTGTCCTCACGCCCTCAGCACCCGCTGGCGGCCCCAGCCCGCACATGGCTGCGGACCTCGGGGACTGGTCAGACAAGATGATGAACATCATCCAGAAGTGGCGTCGTGATCAGAACGGTATCTACACCATGCCGTTCCCTGCGCAGATGCTGAACATCCGTGGTGACGCGCAGGCGCTCAATGTCCACAACGACATGACGATGGTGCGGGAGCAGATCACTGGTGGTCTGGACACGCCCCAGGAGTTTGTGTACGGCGGACTCAATTGGACTGGCTCGTCAATCTCGCTGCGTGTTCTGGAGAACATCTTCCTGAACAAGATTGAGCAGCTCGATAACTTCCTCAAGGACTTCGTCATCCCGCGCTTGACGCGCTGGTGCGGCATGCCGCCGATTCACCTGCGTCACCGTGACTTCAAGATGGCGGACGACGCGCAGCAGAAGCAGATCGCGCTGTCGCTGCGGCAAACGAACACGCTGTCCGATCAGACCACGATCGAAGAGCTCGGCTTCGACTTCGAGCGCGAGAACACGCGCAAGCAGAAGGAAGAGATCGAGCGCTTGGCAGTCATGGAGCGTCAGCAGCTGCAGGCTGCCAAGGTCCAAGGACAGGCCAGCGTGATCCAGGCTGAGTACGCTGCAAAGGCTCAAGTGGCCCAACAGAAGGCACTCGAGGCGGATATCCGCGAAGCTCGGGAGCAAGGCTACATCGCTGAGTACGCACCAAAAGGGGATCCGAACGCCCAAACTGGAGGTGGAGACCCCTACCAAGGCGGGACGCCTAATGGAGCACCTAGTGGTGCTCCTGATCAGTCCGCTGCGGCTGGCGCTCCGCAACAAGGTCAGCAGCCTGGGGACACGTCTTGGCAGGCTGATCCTCAGATGCTCGACACTATGTCGGACAACATGCTCAAAACGATCCCGCCGAACATGATCGAGCATGAGATTGCCGTCCTACAGCAGACCAACCCGGCGCTAGCTGCTGCCATCAGGCGGCGTCAGAGGCTGATCCAAGATCAGGTGAACGACATCAAGCCGCTGCCTGAGCAGAAGCCGCCGCGCAGAGAGAACAGTCCGGTATGACCCGACGCAGGACCCTCACAGACCGAGTGCAGCAAGGCGTTGCACAACGACTGAAGCAGCAAGGAGCTATGCCCAAGCTCACTGCTGCGCTCCTGCGTATTGACTCTGAGGAGATGGACGTGTCGCGTGCTCGACGTATCGAGCTGCTCGACATGAACAAGGACATTGACTGCCGTCGATGGCAGGTGCTGTACAACGATACGGCGCGCTACGAAGTCATCAGCGCTACTGAGAAGACCTCAGCTGCCGGTGACTACTTCATCCGCGTCATCTACTTCGAGAAGGGCGATAACCTTCCGCTCTACAAGTCCCAGCAAGAGCTGCGCGAAGGAGATGACCAGGCAGAAGCACGGCGCGTCCTGAACAGCGAAGATGACGAAGAGCTGAACGAGCTTTTCGCTGGGTTGTCGGACGACGCTGATGATTGAGTCCGCGCACTTAGAGCGCTTCACGGAGCTCCTGGCTAAAAGCGAGGACATCGTCAAAGCTCAGTTCCCGGTGATCGGGGACAAGAGCACGCTTACTGCGTCCAACTTCCGTTGGCGCAAAGTGGGTGCTGACGTACTGCTAGACGTCAAGCGACAGCGAGACGTGAAGCTCAAAGAGGGCACGCTCAATGCTGTCCTGGTAGCTGACGTCAAGATCAAGAACGAGAGTGGCAAGGTGCTGGACGAGAAAAACCGGCATCCGATCTTGCTAATACCGCACCTTACGGCCAACGGCAGCTACCTGGTAAAGGGCAAGGAAGTCCAAGTCGTCAGCCAGTTTCGTCTGCGTCCTGGTATCTACACGTCAGATGCTAACGACAACCAGGTTGAGGTGTTCCTCAACACCACAGCGTCGAGAACGCTCAAAATCCTGCTTAACCGGGATACGGGTCTAATCCGGCTGCGTATCGGCTCCGGCTTCCATGTGCCGATCTACTCTGTGCTGCGCTGCATGGGGATGCGCGATGCTGAGATCCGGCAGTTGCTGACGAACGAGCTCTACCCGACTAACTTCGAGGCTGCGGATCTGCGCAGAGACGTAGAGCGTATGTTGTCGAAGCTGCGG